AGCGAAGCGAACGTTAAGCGAGCTGCCGCAGGCCGCGCCGCCGAAGCCGGTGCGTGTCTTGCCGGAACGGCAAGGAGCCGAACCGAAGGTGAGGAACCGGTTCGTTAGTGCCGGAGGCACCGATACTATATATACCCCACCCCGTTCATGGTAATACTTCATTCACGCGATGGCTATGTTCAAGCGGAAGCGAGTATATGCTCCTAGATCGAATGCGTTTAAGAAGCGGAAGAGTACTAGGAGAAGGAACTTCCGTAGGAAGGGAGGTCCAAGGAACGTTGGATACACGTCTCTTAATCAGAAAGACCATGTATTTGGTTTTCGTACTAAGAAAGTATCAAGAAGGCGTTTTAATAACTTTCTTTGGAATAGTACTTTGTTTAGTACTCATTACAGATCAGTATTGTCTGCCCTTACTGCTCCTGTTACGCCAGCTAGTGGTGTAACTGGTACAATATTTGGGATTAATATGCATAGAATTGCAGCAAATCAGTTTTGGACTACAGCTGGTGGACTAATTCAGACAGATGCTGGTGTTACGGCACCTACATTTAAGGGTGATATTATATTGCGTGGAGGTCAATATGAAGTTCAGTTTCAGAATTCATCATCTACGTTGGATATTCGTATTAAAATATGGTTGGTTAAAACTGTAACGAATCCTGACTTTACCTTTGAACCTACGTTACCTCCTATTGGTTGGGATCCGACGTCATCACCGGATTTTATTAAAGAGATTGGAAAGCCATTTATGGCTAGAGAGGTGACTTTGGAACAAGGAAATTCGTATACTATGAAGGGAAGGTTCAAGTTGCAGAAGATTGATCAGACTACGTATAATAGTCAAGGGAATTCAATTGTTATGTATGTTATGTTATGTAATGTCGGTCACGCGGTATCGACAACTGTAGGAATATTGTCTAGTCATAATATGTCATTTTCAGCTGATGCTATTACTTAATATGTGTGTAATGTCAACTCTGTAACGTGCTATGCACGACAAGCGCAGGTCAGCAACGGGGTAAGTATTACCCCCGTTGCCCTGCGCCCCCCTTGTATCTATAAGTATCAATAAAGAGGAATCGTTTCTCAATGCCTTCACAACCTCAGTTCTTTCATTTTTGCTTTACTCTTAATAACTATGTCGAAGAGGAAGATGTGCCCCGCATCTCAGCTTGGTGCGAAGAAGAAGGTAAGTATTGGATCATCGGCCGAGAGGTCGGAGATTCAGGTACCCCTCACCTCCAGGGATACGTCTCGCTTCGAAAGCGGCGTACTTTCATTTATGTTCGGGATAAGCTCTCAAACAGGTGCCATGTTGAGAGCTCAAGAGGTACTGCTCGACAAAATCGAGAGTATTGCTCAAAAGGTGGAAACTTTATCGAAGGAGGTTCTATTAATGAAGGAAGAATCAGCAAGGATCGAGATGAGACAGCAAGATCGTTCATGGCTGCCGTCAGACGAGGAGATAAGGGCTTGGTTGAATTCGCCGCCGAAGAGCCCTATTCGTGGATCCACCATGGATCTAACATGCTCAGAAATGCCTTATCCCTCCTTGCCCCCGTTGAACGTCCAACAGTTTCAGTCCGGTGGATCTATGGAGCTCCCGGAGTGGGCAAGTCTCGTCTAGCACATGCGACGCTTCCAGAGGCGTATGTCAAAGAACCACGTACAAAGTGGTGGAATGGATATTTATGTCAGAGTGAAGTTATCATAGATGACTTTGGTCCTAATGGTATTGATATAAACCATTTACTTAGATGGTTTGATCGTTATAAGTGTCTTGTGGAGAATAAAGGAGGAATGGTAGCGTTGCATGCTACCACCTTCATTGTAACTAGTAATTTTCATCCGCGTGATATATTTAAGTGGGGTGAAGAGGTTAATCCTCAGTTACCTGCGCTAGAGCGCAGGATTGTACTTGAAGAAATGTTATAATAAAATGAGATTTCCCATATTATCTTATAAATGGCAAGTGAGCGAAGCGAACGTTAAGCGAGCTGCCGCAGGCCGCGCCGCCGAAGCCGGTGCGTGTCTTGCCGGAACGGCAAGGAGCCGAACCGAAGGTGAGGAACCGGTTCGTTAGTGCCGGAGGCACC